ACGACCGTTCTTAAGCAGAATAACTATGCGGTTCAGGCGGGCGATCTCATCCTTCCGCTGGCGTCCGATGTTGGCAACGGCAACTCGTTCACCGCGAGCGGCCAAGAGATTCTACTGGTCTACAATTCGGACTCCGCTCCGCACACCTTCACCATGACATCTGTCGCCGACCGCTTCGGTCGCACTGGCGACCTCACCACCTATTCGGTCGCCGCTGGCGTTCTGGCTGCTATCCAGATCACCACGACCGAAGGCTGGAAGCAGACCGACGGAACCATTCACATTCAGAGTTCCGACGCCACTCTCAAGTTTGCCGTTGTACAGAAGAACTAATGCAGCCGCGCCGTCTCAGTAGCCAGAGCAGCTATTCGTCCTTTGGCTCCTTCAACAACCGGGTGACGCTCCTCTCCCAGAACTCAGGGCGGACCACTGGCGGCGAGTTCTTGCCGCCAGTGCCGTTCGCCACGGTCTGGGCGTCGGTCACGGCGCTGCAAGGCAGCGATCTGGCGAAGGCGCAGGAGGTCGTTGCCCAGGTCACTCACAAGGTGGTGCTGCGCTCGATGCCCGGCGTCGTCTCGTCGATGCTGGTGCAGCTCAACGCCCGCACGTTCGTTATCGAGGCGGTTCAGGACCAGGACGAGCGCGGTGTGGAACTCGTTCTGCTTTGCCGGGAGACCAACGAAGGCGCGTAAATGGACTTTTCCAACGTCGCGATTCCCGGCCTTAGTCAGACCACGGTCAATGGGCTATCCGAACTCGACGCCAAGCTAAAGGAGCTTGCGCCTGCCCTGGCGCGCCGGGCCTTTCGCGAGGCTGGGCGAGCTGCCGCCGATATCTGGGTGCAGGCGATGAAGGAGCTGGCTCCGGTCTTGAGTCAGAGCACGAAGGAACGGGAAGCCGGGCTGCTGCGCGACAGCATCGGCGCGAGCGTGACTATCAGCAAGGTCAACGAGGCGATGATCGTGCATGTCGGGCCGGGCAAGCAGGCGTTCTATGCCGGGTTCGATGAGTTTGGGACACGGCGTATGGGCGCGCACCCTTTCATGCGGCCAGCCTTTCAAAATCATCAGGACGATGTGCTGAACGTCTTTGTCGATGAGCTGTGGCAAGCGCTGGGAGAGCTGGCCGAGTAAATGCTGGAAGCTGGCGTCTTTCAATTGCTCAGTACCAACGCGGCACTTCAGGCGCTGATCGCTGATCGAGTCTTCTTCGTCAAGATGCCCGCGAAGGAGACGCTGCTCCCGGCTGTCGTCTTTCAGATCATCACGACGCGCACGGTCTATTCGGCGACCGGCCCGTCCGGGTTCCGCTTTGTTCACGTTCAATTCGACAGCTATGCGGAGGCGTACAGCGACGCAGTGGCGATCTCGCGACTGCTTCGCACTGCGCTCGCAGCCTTCGTCGGCCCTCTGCCCGATGGGACATTGATTCACGGAAGCATCGTGATGAACGAAATGGACATGCCGTATGAGCCGGGCACCAGCGGCTATGTGTTTCGGCGGCTTCTCGAAATCGAGTTTCAGCAAATCGATAATTAGGAGGTAACACAAGTGTCCCAAGCATTTTCTGGCTATGGCCTATTCTTGAAGCAAGGCGACGGCGGCTCACCGGAGGTGTTCACGGCGATTCCCGAGGTGCAGAACGTCGATTTCACCGGCTCCAAGGTTGACACGGTGGACGTGACTCATGCACAGAGTCCCAACCGGGCGCGTGAATTTATCGCGACCCTGATCGATTCGGGCGAGTGTTCGTTCACGGCGAACTTCCTGCCGACCGACGCCATCCAGGCAAACTTGGAAGCGACCAAGACCGCAGCCAAGCTGGTGAACTGGCAGGTCATCCTTCCCAACTCACTCGGCACCTTCCACTTCGCCGGGCTGCTTCACGCGCTCGACAAGAATCTGGATTTCACCAAAGAAGCCAAGCTGACCGGCAAGATCAAGATCAGCGGTCCCATCGCGTTCGCTTAACATGACGACACCGGCGATCACACCAATTAAGAAACTGGTCTCCGCCGTCAGCCCGGCGATCCCGTTTGAATGCCGCACCGAGTCGGGCGATCTGCGCGAGTTCAAGCTGCGCCTCGATTTCAACGCCATCTGCAAGGTCAAAACCGAGATTGGTCTGGATCTGGTGGACCCGGAGGCGTGGCGCAATCTCGACAACAGTCAACTGAGCGTCATCTTCTGGGCGACGTTTGACACCGAGCACCCGGAAGTGACTCTGCGCGAAGCGCGAAGCTGGCTCGCGCCGTTGCAAAAGGGCGATCTGTTTATCATGCTGATCGAGCAATGCTTTCCCGGCTCGGTTGCGCGCATTAGCGAGCAGCTTGCCAAGAAGAACGAAGGCACGGCGGGGGAACCCGAGCCGACTCCTCAGGCGACAGGATAGAGAACTCACCAAGGACGCTGCGCGAGGTGTGGGCTATCGCGCAGTATGACTTTGGTCTCTCTTTCGAGGAGTTCGGCTTGATGACACCGACAATGTTTCAGGCGCTGCAAGCCCGCCGCGAAGTTCACCATCGTTATAGCTGTCTCTATGCCGGAATCGTGGCATCAACGCTTATCAACACACATCTTCCGGAAGGTTCCACGCCGGTTTCGCCGTTTGACTTTGGCGCGTCGCAGGGCGCATCGGGCGACCGTGAGCGCATCAAGAACAATCTCGTGTCTATGTTCGCCATGATGCCCTCAGATGCCAAGCCGGAGTTCATGGAGAAGCTGAAAGCGCGATCCATCGCCAAGCTGAAGGCGGACGGCTATCACGACGCCGAGCTGATCTTTTCTGAAGTGTTTCGCTCGTGGAAGGATAAACAGTAATGCCGCAAGTCGTTGTCGGAACTCTCCGCGTCGATCTGGTGGCGAACACGGCCACGTTTACGCCCGGCCTGGATCAAGCGGTCAAGCGTGCTCGTGTCGCCTCGGCGGATATTCAACAATCCTTCAATGGCATGGAGTTCGGCTCCGCGAAGGGGTCGATTGTGCTGCTGGGCGAAGAGCTGGGCATTCACCTCCCGCGTCACCTCAGTACGTTTCTTTCCGAGCTTCCCGGCGTCTCAACTCTAATGGCCAATGCCTTCGTGCCCATCGCGGTCGTCGCTCTTGGCATTGCGATCTTCAAAGTGTCCGAGCATATAGCAAAGCTCAACGAAGCAGCCGTCAAAGCGGCTGAAGGCATGAAGACGCTGGACGACTCAATGCAGGCCACCATTTTGACGATGACCGTTCACGCTCTGAAACTAGAGGATCAGATTCGAGCGATTGAAGGTCGCCCGGCGCGTAACAAGTTGGCTGAGGCGTTGATCGAATCCACATTGCGAGCCGGGACTCTTGCGAAGGCTCTGGAAAAAGACATTGACGACGCGAAAAAACTGCTTGAAGAGCAAAGCTTCGGGGAGTTTCATCGGCTGTTTAGTGATAAGGGTATGTCGGAAGAGATATCCGGCCCGTTGCAACAAGCGCTCGCCGACGTGAAGAAGGTCGTCAAAGAACAGGACGAGGCGCTCAAAGCAATGACCATGCAGCAGCGCCAGACTCTCGTGAGTGGCACAGCCGAACAACAAAAGCATCTAGCCTCTGACTTGGCCGAGTTCAAGACACAGTCCTTGGCCAAGGTCAAACTTGCGGTTGACGCCTCAGAGAAGATCGTCAAGGCGCAAGAGACCGAGTTGAACAGAGTTCGAGATCTTCCGAAAGACAACGACCCGAACACCGCCGGTCTTCTTGGGAGCGACGAGACGCAAGCCAGACTCAACGCCGATTCTCAGAGAGTAGCTCGCGAGGGCATCAAAGAGACGCAGAATCTTTTGGACAATATTCTTGTCACCAAGCAAGAGGAACTCATTATTGATAAGGACTCGATCAAGCTGGTGCAGACCAAGAAGACTGAAATCATCAACATGGGTGGTGTGCAGAACAAGGTCTATCAAACCGTGAAGGAACAAGAAGCTGCTGTCCTGGACGGGATCAAAACTCAAAAGGAGATGGTCGCCGGTCTCGCTGCACTGTGGACGCAGGTTGGAACCGAAGGGCGCAAGTTCAGCGACGAACTTAACAAGAATCAGAAGACCTATGCCGAGCTTGCGATCAGCAGTCGTAAAGTGACCGACGAGCAGACGGCGTCCAACTATGCCCTTGAGGTTGCACAGGGGCGCATCACTCAACACGCGGCAGAAGAAGCACTGCTTGCGTTGTACACTCAGCAACGAAAAGACGCGCTCAATGAGGTAAACGACAAGCTTGCCACAGCCGCCGCTCAACTGGAAGCGCTCAATCAATTAACGCAGATGGGCACAATAGGAACTGATCTTCAAAAGGCCGAGTATCAAAAGTCGCTCAACGTTTATATTGACGTTCAAAAAGAAAAGCTTCAGATCACGAGGGAGTACAACGCCAAGATCAACGCCGAGAATCAGCGGCTGGCTGTCGGCTTCGCCGACACCATGCGGAAGTGGGCGACCGCTGGAACAGACGTGATGCCGAAACTGCAAGCGCAGTTTATGCAGATGACCAACTCGATGAGCGGAATGCTGGCTAAGACCATCGTTGAGGGCAAAGCCAACTGGAAGCAGTTTGCTGCGACTGCTATCGAGGCTTTGGTGCAGATCGGGATTCAGGCTTTGATTTCGATGGCGATTCTCAAGTTGATGGACGCAATGGGAATTGGCCCAGATGATCCGAAAGCGAAAGCGCAGGCGCAAAAGGATGCGAACTTCACCATCGCCATGAGCGACGCGGCTGTGGCGGGAACCAATACCCTTGCCACGTATACGGCGACCGGGCTGCTTCCCGTCGCGGCTGGCATGGCGGCGGCGGCGTACGGCATTGGCGTGACGATGGCCGCGCTCGCGCATCTCGACACTGGCGGCATCATTCCGAACACCGGCCTTGCGATGGTGCACAAGGGAGAAGGCGTCTTCACGCCTCCGGTCACCAGCGCGCTGATGAGCATGGCCAAAGGCGACGGTGCTGCGGGTCAAAAGAAAACTCCGCAGATCAACTACTCGCCGAGTTTTCAGGTCTGGCAGAAACGTGACGTGGCCAACGCGCTCGAGGAGCACAAGGACGTTCTGCGCGGCATGGTGCATCGTGAGCTTTCCAGAGTCTAACTATGCCAACTCCTATCTTCCCGACGCTGACGATGCCGACCGGGAGCTACACGTGGCCAATCAGCAAGCATTGTGAGTTTGCGACCATCGTGATGCCGACCGCGTCCCTGCGCGGCGAACTGGCCAAGTCTCTTTCCTTCTATCCCATCTGGCACTTCGATCTTGACTTTGCTCTGCTGGCTGGAGACCTCAACGCGGTTGGTTCCGCAGTTGCCGCCGTGGTCGGTTTTCACATGCAAATGCGCGGAGCGTTTTCGACGTGGCTCTTTGATGACTCCTACGACGATTCAACAAATGGTCATGTTCAGTTTGCAACCGGCGACGGCGTTACGACCGTCTTTCAGATCACGCGGCCCATCGCGGGCGGCAGCGACATCGTTCAGAACATCAACGGCGTCCCGACCATCTACGTCAACGACGTGCTCCTCAGCAGCGGTCTGTACAGCATCAGCCCTCTCGGCGTGATCACGTTCGCCAGCGCGCCCGCCGCCGCCGCGACTCTGAAATGGAGCGGCAACTTCTATTTCCGCTGCCGCTTCGACAACGACAAGCTCGCCGACCTAAAACAGTTTGCGCCCAGCACCTGGGACATCCGCAGCGTCGCTTTCCACAGCGTAATTTTATGAAGGCAACTTACCCGCGCATCCTCCTCGGCCCGAACGAGGACGGTCATGCGATTCTCACCAACGAGGAGTTTGCGCCGGATGGCACAAGAGTCTCTTTCGGCGCTCGCCCGCCCGGAGCAGGCGCGGATCTTGCTGCCGGGCCGGGCACCTGGGTGACGTGGTCAAATCCCGGCAACATCACCGTCGAGGACGGCAACTTCGCCACGGCCACGGTCGCGGCTCCTTCCGCGCCCGGAACGCATCTGCTTTACGCATCTAACTTTGGCTTCGCTCTTGCGGCAGCATCGCAGATCACCGGCATCTTCGTTGAGATCAAAGGCTTTCAGACCAGCGTCAATCAGGAAAATATTGAGGTTGTTCTGACCGACGGGTCCGGCAATCAGATCGGCAACTACAAGGTCGCGCAGCTTGCATCGAGCAATGGCTGGATCGGTTTGGGCGGCACCGACGATCTGTGGGGCTGGGGCGCGGTCGCCGCATCCGACATCAACGGCAGCGGGTTTGGCTTCGTCATCTTTTGCAACACCAACGCCACGACTGCGACCTTCAGTTTCGATTACGCCAAGATCAGCATCTATGGCATCTCCGGCTCGCTCACCGGCTATGTCGTCTACGACAACAACGCGACCGGCAACGTGACTCTTTCGGCACCGGCAGACGCGACCGCGCCCAATACGACCGGCTTTAAGATGAAGGTCGACGTTTCGGCGGGCGGCGAATCGCCGGGCCTGGGCGGGTTCGGTCTAATGATTCCTCCCGACAGCGGCACGTATGCGCTGAACACCTACCATCGCGGGTCAACGATCATCTGGCGCATCCGCGCCAACATTCCCATCGGCTATACGATTCAGTTCGCGTCCAACGCCTATGGCACGGGCGGAATCTTTACGTGGAACACGGCGACGGCTGGCACCGGCGCTTGGTTTGAGTATGTTGCCACGCAGATCATCGGCGCGACCGGCAGCTTCTCGTCGACTGGCTTCTTCTACCTCGCAACCGGCTCGGCTCCTGTTGCCTGGTATGTTGCTCGCGTTCGGGCGTCTGTCGTGCTCACCGCCGCCGTCATCTTCACGCATGACCTCTATTCGATCACGCTGGCCAACGGGCAGACGATCAACGCGACCGACGGGCAGCTCGACATCGTCTGGAACGGCACGACGTTCTATGCTGTTAAGTTCGGCAAATGGAATCGTGGCCAGATTGAATCCACAGCCGACTTTAATCTTCAATCGGCGACCATGGAGCTTACCTTCATCGACAACGATGCCGACGCTGGCGGGCCTGTTCTTTTTCCCGGCCTGACGGCGTCGATGCTGCGGGCGATCTATGGCGGGCTGTTTGACGGCGCGCAAGTGTCGGTCTTCACGGTCTATATGCCGACCTATGGCGATGTTTCGCTCGGCGTTGAGACGAAGTTCCTCGGCAACGTGACCGCGTTCAAAGCGATTGATCGCTCGCACGCGATTCTGACCGTCAACGATATGATGTGGCTTTTGCAGCAGCCATGCCCGCCGAACGTGTATCAGTCCGCCTGCCGACACTCGCTTTTCAATGCGAACTGCGCTCTTGCGGTCGCGAGCTTTCAAGTGGCGCGCACGGTCGGAGCGAGCAGCACGAATCGGCTCATCAATCTGACCGTGGCGCTGGCTGCCATCGGGAACGACGCGCTGCCCTTCACGCAGGGCGTTCTCACGTTCACGTCTGGATTGAACACCGGCTTGTCTTATTCGGTTCGCCAGCAGATATCGACCACGCAGGTCTTGCTCGACTCGGCGACGTTTGACACGGTGCAGACCGGCGACACCATGACCATC